CGCTGGCGAGCCCGGGAATCGTGTAGTCAAGGAAAAATTTTTTCAGGGCGTTTCGTTACGCAAAATCGGCAGGAAAGGAGTGAACGCCATGCCGGAAAGTGAAGGAAGCAGAACGCCGATAAATGCGCAGAAAGCCGACGTTATTGCCAAGCTGTTCGGCGTGTCAGTTCGCCGGGTGCAGCAGCTCACACAGGAGGGCATCATCAACACCATCCGCGTCGGTAATGCGAACAGGTACGACCTGCTCCCTACTATTCAGAAATACATCAAATACCTCCAAGACAAAGCCAACGGCCGGGAAGCTAAAAAGGACGACGGTTCCGAAAGTCGGAAGCTGAAGGCTGAAGCTGACCTGAAGGAAAGCAAGGCAAAGATGGCCGAGCTTGAGCTCAAGGAACTGGAGGGCAAAATGCACCGCAGCGAGGACGTCGAAGCGATGACCATGGATCTGGTATACACGATCCGGAGCATGATCATGGCCCTGCCCGGGCGTCTCGCTGTTGACGCTGCCAACACAACAACAGCCGCGGAGGCTTCGGAGCTTATCAAGAAGGAATGCCACCACATCCTCAACGAGCTCGCGAACTATCGATACGATCCCGAGGCATACAAACGGCGGGTAAGGGATCGCCAAGGCTGGAGAGAGCTGGAGGACGATGACCCGAGCGACTAAGCGGGAGATCGAGAGGCTCAACGCTGCTATCTCGGGAGCGGTAAAGAACTTCGCACCACCCGAGAGCCTCACCGTGGCAGAATGGGCCGACAGGAACCGCCGCCTCTCACCCGAGAACTCGGCAGAGGCAGGGCCGTGGAGAACCTCAAGAACCCCATATCTGAAGGAACCGATGGAAGCCTTCAATGATCCGAAGGTGCACAAGATCGTTATGGTTGCAGCGTCGCAGGTCGGAAAGTCTGAGCTCATACTGAACATCATCGGCTACATCATAGACCAAGACCCCGGAAGCATCCTATTCATTCAGCCTACACTCGAGGACGCCCGGAAGTTCAGCCGCCTCCGTATCGCTCCAATGATCAGAGACAGCAAGCCCCTGAAGGCGAAAGTCTCGGATGTAAAGACAAGAGACAGCGGCAACACGATCCTCCAGAAAGCCTTCCCCGGTGGTATGCTGACGATCACCGGCTCGAACAGCGCCTCAGCTCTGGCATCAACTCCGGCCCGTTACATACTGGGCGACGAGCGCGACCGCTGGGCCATTAGTGCCGGTACCGAGGGAGATCCGTGGTCACTGGCCGAAGCCAGACAGGCCACCTTCTACAATGCCAAGGCCGTCGAGGTCAGCACGCCGACCATTAAAGGCTCCAGCAACATCGAGGCGTCGTTCTACCTCGGTACGCAGGAGCGCTGGTGTCACCAGTGCCCCGAGTGCGGCGAATGGCACAATATTGTATTCGACAACACCAAATTCGACCATAAGGTCGTTAAGGTACACAACCGCAAGACCTACAAGGTGACAAGCGTCAACTGGGCCTGCCCTTCATGTGGCTGCCTATCCTCTGAGGAAGTCATGCGTAAACAACCGGCGCGCTGGATCGCTGAGAACCCGTCAGCATACGAGAACGGGATCCGGTCGTTCTGGCTCAACGCCTTCTCAAGCCCATGGATGCCATGGGAGAAAATCGTCCGGAGGTTCCTCGAGGCCAAGCACGACCCCGAGAAGCTGAAGGTCGTATATAACACCCTGCTCGGCGAGCTATGGGAAGATCGTGGCAACATCGAGGACGAGGACACCATGCTGGCCCGTCGTGAGGAATACGATGCAGAGCTGCCCGATGGAGTTCTCGTTCTCACCTGCGGCGTCGATACTCAGGACAACCGTCTCGAGTATGAAGTCGTCGGGCATGGTCATTATGGCGAGACGTGGGGCATAAAAAAAGGCTACATCATGGGAAAGCCGGACACGCCGGAAGTATGGCAGCGGCTTGACGATGTCATCGACCATGTCTACAAATTCAAGAACGGGCGCGGCCTGAAGATCTCCATCACCTGTGTCGACTCCGGCGGCCACTACACTCAGGAAGTTTACAAGGCGTGCCGGGAGCGACAGGCGAAGCGCGTGTTTGCCATCAAAGGAAAAGGCGGCGACGGGATCCCATATGTGAGCCCGCCGACCAAGGTGCCTATAAAAGACAACAAGAGGATCTTTTGCTGGCTTTACACGATCGGCGTCGACTCCGGAAAAGAGTCGATCATGAGCTCCCTCAAGGTACAGGAAAAGGGCCCGAAGTATTGCCACTTCCCTCGCGGCGAGGAACGCGGATATGACAGCAACTACTTCAACGGGCTGCTCTCCGAGAAGCTCGTCCTCACTCACACCAAAAGAGGTAGCAAGTGGTCATGGGTGAAGCTGCCGGGCCATACACGGAACGAGGCCCTCGACTGCCGCAACTATGCCATGGCCGGCCTGAAGATCATCGACCCGGACATGGACGCCGTCGAGCGGCGACTCAAAGGACTGGCCGAGCCGCAAAAACTGAAACCGGTGCAGCAGCCAAGACCAACGCGCAAAAAGCGCGATATTTTTGACGACTGGTAACAGTCAAGGAGGTGACGACAATGCGAACCAAGGAAGCCATCACCGCCGACCTGACGAGTGCAAGGGAAAGGCTGACCCTCTACCTGAAACGCGAAGCGGAAATGCTCAGCGGCGGCGTCCAAAGCTATGGCATCGGATCCAGAAACCTGACGAGGTACAACACCGACCTCGCAGCGATCCGGGACACTATCAAAGAACTAAAGCAAGAAATCGCAGAGCTCGAGGCAGAGCTCGCCGGCGGCAAACCACGCCGAGCAGTCGGCGTCGTTCCCCGGGACTGGTAAAAATGGTTAAACGCCCTCCCCGGGGCTTTAACATATAGCGGGGCCGGGAGAGTTTTGCTCCTTTCTCTCCCTTCCCTGCTCAAATATTTTTGAAGGAGGTGAGCACCATCGAACAAATAGCAAAGCCAAACGCAAAAGCGGTAGCTCGGCCAATAAATAAGGGCTACGGGGAAGCTGGTGCCAGCTGGCAAAGGAAATCGCTCAAAGGTTTTAACGCGCCAAGCGGCAGCCCTCACGAGGACATCAACCAGAACAACTTCACCCTCCGGCAGCGAGCTCGTATGCTTTATATGGCCGCACCGATCGCAACCAGCGCCATCAATACCAACCGCACAAATGTCATCGGCATCGGCCTGAAACCGAAAAGCAGGATCGACCGCGAACGACTGGGACTATCTCCTGAAGATGCAGAGGCATGGCAGAAAAAGACCGAGGCTGAATTTGCTCTATGGGCTACGCGCAAGCACGCCTGCGATGCCACCGGCATCAATGACTTCTATGCCATGCAGCAGCTCGCACTTGTTTCGTGGCTGACCAGTGGCGACGTCTTTGCGTTATTCAAGCAATACCCCGTCACCCCACTCGAACCGTATAGCCTGCGGATCCACCTCATTGAGGCCGATCGTGTGGCCACTCCGGACTATGCCGGAGCCATGGGCCCGATCAACACGTTCGGCAAGACCAAGGACGGGAACCGAATATATGACGGCGTTGAGGTAGACAAAGACGGCAGGATCGTGGCCTATCATATCCGGAACACATACCCCCTCCAGTATAGCTCAGAGCCTACCGAGTGGAAGCGCGTGCTGGCATATGGAGAGCTGACAGGACTGCCGAACATCGTGCAGGTCATGAGTTCAGAGCGCCCGGATCAATATCGTGGCGTCAGTTATCTCGCGCAGGTGATTGAACCTCTGCTACAACTCAGGAGGTATACAGAGAGCGAACTGACGGCGGCAGTCGTCGAGAGCTTTTTTACTGCCTTCATAAAAACAGAGTCAAACCCGGCAGATATGCCGTTCAATGAGGTCGGCGGCGATACAGAGGAAGTATCAACGGATCCCAATGAGTACGAAATGGGCCCGGGCCAGATCAACATCATGAAACCGGGCGAGGATGTCACCTTTGCAGATCCTAAGAGACCGTCCAGCGGCTTCGATGCCTTCACCCGTGCTATATGCGAGCAAGTGGGCGCAGCTCTGGAAATACCGGCCGACCTATTACTCAAGGCGTTCAATGCAAGCTACTCGGCAAGCAGGGCCGCACTGCTGGAAGCATGGAAGGCGTTCAAGATGCGCCGCGAATGGTTCGCGAATGACTTCTGCCGCCCCATCTACGAGGTATGGATGGCCGAAGCGGTGGCCCGTGGCCGAATAATTGCCCCCGGCTTTTTCTCTGATCCGGGGATCCGTGCTGCATGGCTCGGATGCGAATGGATCGGCCCAAGCCAAGGACAGCTCGATCCGGTCAAGGAAATCACGGCCGAGATCCTCGCAGTCGGCGAAGGCTTCACAACTCGAGAACAGTCAACCATCAGGCTCAACGGCGGCCAATGGGAGGCAAACATCGAGCAGCTCGCACGAGAAAACGCCAAACTCGCGGAGGCGAATGGCATCATGGAAGGCGGTGGCACACAGCTCACCAACGCCGTCAAAGCCGTAATACTCGAAGCGATAAAGGAAGGTGATGACAATGGAAAAAAGAAAAACGCTCCGGATGATTAACGGAGCACAGGCGGCCCCGGCTACCGCGCCAAAGTTCTGGAATATCGCGTCCGTGTCCGACGACGAGGGCGAGATCACCCTTTACGGCGAAATAATGAGCAGCCAGCCGACAGACTGGTGGACTGGTGAACCACTGCCCGGACTGTATATCACCCCCGAGGGCTTCCTTGAAGATCTGGAAGTCGTCAAGGGGAAAAGCAAGATCACCATCAAGCTCAACAGTGTGGGCGGCGATCTTTACACCGGCATCGCAATTCACAACGCCATCAAGGGCCTCACAGGAACCAAGAAGGTCATCGTCGAGGGCATCGCGGCCAGCGCTGCCAGCGTTATTATGTGCAGCGGCGACGAGGTGGCGGTATATCCCGGCAGCCTTGTGATGATCCACGGAGTCAGCGGCCTGTTTTATGATTATTACAACATAACCGAGCTCAAGCAGATCATCAAGGGCTTCGACGCAGCTGAAAGGGCCATCGCTGAGATTTACTCAGCAAAGACCGGCACCGACGTGGAAACCCTTCGCACCATGATGACAAAGGAGACATGGATGACGGGCAAAGAAGCGATCGAGAAGGGCTTCGCCGACACATTACTGGAAGGCTCAGGCCCTCAAATGGTCATGAGTGCAGACAAGACCGTACTGCTTGTCAATGGCATAAAGCACAACATCAAAGGGCTGCACAATATTCCCGGAAATATCCCGGTAAAAAGCATTTCATCCGCAGCGCCTAAAGGCTCCGCGGCTGGAATAGAAAAACCAAAATCCAATGAAGGAGGCAAGAAAACCATGACACTCGAAGAATTAAGACAGCAGCATCCTGAGCTCGTCGCTCAAATTGAAGCGGCCGCAAGGGAAGCAGCTACAGCCGAGGCCATCGCAGCCGAGAGAGCTCGCATTAAGGAAATCGAGAGCATCGAGGCAGCGGTCGGCGATCCCCAGCTCGTGGCTGAGGCCAAATATGGCGAGAAGCCTTGCACAGCAGCAGAGCTCTCCCTGAAGGCTTTACAGAAGCAGGCCCAGCTCGGCAAACAGCACCTTGACAACTCTGCAAAGGACTACAAAGCATCCGGAGCAGAAGGTGTCGGTGCAGCTCCCAACTCAGGGAACCAAGACGACGAACCCGACGTTGCTCAACAGGTGAGCGCGATCGTGGACGTCTACAACAAAATGAAGAACGGAGGTAGAAAGTAATGAGCAGACTCGACGAAAATCTCGGATCCGTGAGCTTCGATAACCTGATCAACCAGAACACTCCGGAGACCGACGTATTCACCGTACCCCTGAGAGCTGGTCAAGGCATCGTAACCCGCGGCACAGTTCTCGCATTGAGTTCCGGCACCGGCGGCGATAATGCCATGGTCATCCTCGGGACTGCCGCTAAAACGGATGAAACCCTGACAGCCAACTGCATCCTCGCTCAGGATGTCGACACAGGTGAGGGAGCCAGTGATCCTGTCAACGCTCTGGCATACAGGACAGGCCACTTCAACCGCAATAAACTCACTGTAAAAACAGGCTACACTCTGACAAAGGTCGACGAGGAGAACCTCCGCAAGGGCGGCATCCTTCTCGATGACGCTGTCACACTATAAAGGAGGAATGAAAAATGGCATTTGACATTTACAGCACCCACGCCCTGCTCATGGCAGTGGAGCAGCTCGCGCCCCTTCGCACATTCCTGCGCGACAGATATTTCCCGACCAACGACGCGACTGACATCTTTGCGACTGACGACGTGCTCGTTGAGTACAAGGACGGCAGCAAGAAGCTGGCCCCATTCGTATCGCCGAGAAAGGGCGGCGTTACTATCACTCGCGAGGGCTACTACATGGAGAGATACACCCCTCCGTTTATCGCACCCCGCAGAGTGCTTACCATTGACGACCTCAAGAAAAGAGGCTTCGGCGAGGCTCTATTCAGCAAACTGACACCTCAGCAGCGTGAAAGTGCTCTGCTGCTGAAGGACGCCGACGAAATGAGCGAAATGATCTCCAGACGTGAGGAAGCCATGGCAGCCGAGACCATGCTCAACAACGGCTGCATCATGAGACACTACGCTGACGATCTGACCAAGTACGAGGAGAAGGAAATCCGCTTTTATAGCGAGTCGAGCAATCCGGCAGTCTATACTCCGGACGTTAACTGGGATCAGGAAGACGCTAACATAATCGGAGACATCGCAGCCATGGCCAGACTCTTGACTTCCAGAGGACTCCCTGCTTCCGAGCTTATCGTGGCTCCGGACGTTGCCGACACTATCGTCAACAACGAGAAGATCCAAAAGCTCCTCGACATTAAGAACTTCAACCTCGGAACCGTTGACCCGAAAACTCTCCCCGCCGGTGCCACTCTCGTTGCCGTTCTCAATGTTCACGGCAGAATGATCTCCGTCATCAGCTACGACGAGCAGTATGAGAATGACGACGGACAAATGACCCAGTACATCCCGGCTGGAAAGGTAATCCTTACAGCTCCCGGAGCTGGCCGCACACTGTACGGAGCAGTCACTCAGGTCGAACAGTACGATGGACAGTTCCACACCTACGCAGCAAGACGTGTTCCGAAGTATCTGGCAAGTGCCGAAGGCAACACCAGAACCTTGACGATCACAAGCTGCCCGTTACTGATCCCGAACCAGAAGAACCCATGGATCTCCGCAACGGTCATAAGCGGCTAAGAATAGGAGGGTAACTGATGATCAAGATCATAAAAGGAACCTACGGGTACCGCAAAGGTAACAGGATAATACCGAAAACCCCAGCGGATGATCCGTTCACAGCTACCCCGGAGCAGGAAGCGCGCCTTGTCAGGCTTGGCGTGGCCGTGTATGTGGACGCCCCCGCGAAAGCACCGGCAACACCAGCAACGCCGGCAGCTCCTAAAGCTCCGGAAAACGCAAAAACAGGCAGCAAGGACGTCGACGAGCTGCCTGCATACAATCTTGACATGAAGCTCGACGAGCTGAAGGAGATCGCCAAAGCCTACGGAGTGGATGCTTCAGACGCTCGCAAGAAGGCCGACGTCATCGCCATGATCGAAGCTGCCAAAGCTGAAACTCAGGAAGAAAACGATCAGGACGATGAGGATCCGGAGAATGAAATACCTGAAGCATACGACGATGGCGAGGAACCCCCTTCACTCGACGCAGCTGATCCGGTGTAATTATAATGTCCTCATTCAAGGACATGGTGAAAGCAGACCGCGGCATCTTCCTGAACATCGACGAGTTCGGGGAGATGCACAAGGTCGAGGGCAAAAACATACCGGTCGTCATTGACGACGACAAACTCAGAGAGCGGCAAGGTGGCGCGGAGGTCGGAGTGGCCGAGTCAAGCCTGCTGCTCTTTGCGTATGTTGAGGATCTTCCTCCTCGCCGGGGAGCCGGCGAGAGTCTCAATGTTGACGGCCGTGAGTATATCGTGAACGACTGGAGCGAGGACATGGGCGTCGCTCAAATAGCCCTCGGTCAAAGCCGTACAGTATAGGAGGTGCAGCATTATGACGATCGTGCAAATTATTGACAAGATCACAGCGTGGGCCGATGCGAATATCTGCAAACAGATTAAGCTCAAGCTCCCGGATGACAACGCAGCAGACTCCTCCTTCGACTACACGGAAACAAACCCGGCGGCCTTCGCGCTTTTTGTACCCACAAAAGAAAAACTGCCGCCCAGTGTGGCGGCCCCCATCCCTTCCCTCTGCGTTCAGTTTACTGAGGGGACGGATCGGCTAACAGAAAATAAAGGCACTCTGAAGGTGCGCATGAGCCTGTCGGCATGGAACCCGGGAACCCATGGCCCGGAACTATTTCACGCAAATGGTAACGGCTCATACACCCGATACAACACACCGGAAGCCCGGGCCCTATTTACCCGGCACGGCGAAGGCTGGCGTGACGTCTGGAACTTCGTGGACGCGGCACTGCTGGCGCTCGAAAGTACGGAATATATCGACGGCCTGCGCATTGTTAAGGAGGATGGCATCAGCTTCGGGCCATTCATGGAGCAGGATGCGATCTCCGACTGGTACCCTTACTGGTTCGCGTGGATCACCTTCACGGTGGAGCGTGGGCTGGCGCGGGCTCCAGAATACCATCAATACCTATAATTCAGAGAGGTGAAGAACATGGCAAACGAATATTTATACGGCGCGTTCGGCCACATCGGTGACGATGTCGCGCAAAATGCCACGCAGGCCGGCACGGTTCCCGTATATGTCGGTGTAGCGCCTGTCAACCTCGTCAGAGGATATGCGGACGCCGGGATCATCAACACACCGGTGAAGCTGTCCAACATCAACGAGGCCAAGAGAAAGGTCGGCTATTCGGACGACTGGGCCGGCTTCAGCTTATGCGAGGCCATCGACGCGCATTTCAACAACACCATCGGCAACGTGGGCCCGATCTACATGATCAATGTCCTCGATCCGACGGTTCACAAAAAAGCGACACCAACGACCAAAGAGCTGACATTCGCCAATAAAATGGCCACCATTGTCAGCGACAAGATCATCCTCGACACCTTTGCACTCGATGAAAAGGTCGAGGGTGTGGACTACCGCCTGAGCTACGACTACGGAACCAAGACCCTGACGATCTTCGACATCAGCGAGACTCCGATGACAACGATCACGGCATCATATTCCGAGGTTGACCTGACACAAATCACAAAGGACACCATCATCGGCGGCATTACCAGCGACGGCGTCGCCTCTGGACTGGCAGCCATCAAGTTCCTATACCAGAACTTCAACGCAGTGGCCAACCTTATCGCAGCTCCCGGATGGAGCAAGATCCCCGATGTTTACACTGCTATGGTGGCAGCGTCGCAGAAAATCAACGGGCACTGGGATGCCTTCGTTCTGGCCGACATCCCGATAAAGGACGGCGCGACTGCGGTGGACACCATCGAGAAGGCCAAACAGTGGAGGAATGACAACAACTACAAGTCCGAGAGGTCAAAGGTTTACTGGCCTATGGGCGCAAATGGCTCGAAGATCTACCACCTGAGCACCATGGCCGTCGTCGAAATGATGAGGGCAGACTTCAGCCATAAGTCGATCCCAATGGAGACGCCGGGCAACAAGCCGATCCCGATCACAAGGCAATACTTCGGCCCTGACTCTCCGAACCAAGGCTTCGACCAGCAGGAGGCCAAGGAACTGACCAGCAACGGCATCAGCACGGCCATCTACTGGGAGAGCAACTGGAGACTATGGGGAGACCACACGGCGGCTTACACCTACGGCGGCTCCTTCAACGCTCGCGCTATCTTCGATACGTCCATGAGGATGCTCATGCACATCACGAACTCCTTCCAGCGCGAATGGGGCACCTCCATCGACGAGCCGATGGCTCTCTCCCTTCAGGAGACTATCCTGAACCGCGAGCAGGAAAAGCTCGAAACCCTCAAAAGCGAGGGCGCTCTGATCGGGAACCCGAAAGTCTACTTTTTAGAGAGCGAAAACCCGACCAATGACATGATGAACGGCGACTTCCGCTGGGACATCTGCGTCACACCTACGCCGCCTCTCAAGAGCGCGACCGTTTATGTGACATATACGGACGAGGGCTTCGCTGCTTACTTTGGAGGTGAACAGTAATGCCATGGATGGATATTAAAAGCACAAACATCGCCGACACGGTTTACTCCGACGGCGTTCTCGTGGCCAAGGACGTGGCCTTCACCCTTCCGGCCATCACACCGTTGGCCGGCGAAGCTCAGGCCATGGGATCCATGGAGGTCATCGCCGTCGGCCTTATTGAGGCCATGGAGGCAACCATCACAAAGATCGGTACAGACCTCGGCCTCAGCCGCATGATGCGCCTCGAAAAGCAGAACCTCGAGTTCAGGTGGGTGCACAATGTGAGCTTATCGGATGGCACCAGCAAGCCAGAGGGCTGCAAGGCGTTTATCCGTGGCGTGCCGAAATTCCTGCCGGCCATCGGCGTGGAAATCGGATCGAACTCCGAGAACGAGATCGCATTCGCGGTTACTCGTTACCAGCTATTTGTCGGAGGCACGGAGATCCTGCTCGTGGATAGATTGAGCCAGATCTTGAGGATCAACGGCGTCGACTATTACAGCAAGATCAACAGTCTATTATAATCTAAAGCCCCCGGGAAAGCCCTCGGGGGCTTTTTATTGAAAGGAGTCAGAACCAATGGAAAGCATCAAACTCAAAAATCCGATCATGATCAACGGCAAGAAGGTCACAGAGCTGACATATGACGCGAACGAAATCACTCCGCAGGCGTTCGCTGAAGCGGATGCCAGAAAACTGAGAGCATCTGGATCAAAGGGTGGCAACCTGTCCGGGGCTGTGGAGCTCGATTATGGCCTCCACCTCTATCTCGGCTTCGCTGCCATTCAGGCCGTGAACCCTTCGTATGACATCACCGATCTCGAACGCATCAAAGGCGTGGACGTCATGGAGGTAATGAAGATCGGCCGAAATTTTATTTTAAGCTCGGCGGGCAAGTCACAGCAAGACGACTCAGAAGATGCATCAGAGACTATGCCAGAGTCTACCACACCAGCGTCACCGAACTCGAAAAAAGGCGAGTCATTGACTTCCTAATCGACTACGCAGAGGCCGCGGAGGAGCTGGCAGAAGAACAGAAAAGGCGTGAGAAAAACGCCAAACATAAGTACCAGCCAAGGGCCAAATATAGAGGGAGGTGAGCGTATTGGCCAAAAGTAAAACCTTGCAAGCTATTGTCGAGATCGCCGGTACGATCAGCCCCACCCTCGGCAAGTCTATCGAGGAGGCAACCGGCAAGCTCGAGGGCATCAACGTCAAAGCTCTGGCCGTGGGTGCAGCCGTCGGCGGCATAGCGATCGCCACAGGCAAAGCAGTCATGGAGGCCGGGCAATATCTCACGGATCTCGGCGGCCGGTTCGATGAAGCAACGGACGCGATCAGGATCGGAACCGGCGCAACCGGTGAAGCGCTTGACGCTCTCCTGTCCGACTTCGACGAGGTATACAAAAGCGTACCGACGACCATGGAGGACGCCAGCAAGGCCATCGCCGACTACAACACCCGCCTCGGGCTGACCGGCGAGCCCCTTCAGGAGATCTCAAAGCAGGCCCTCCAAGTCAGCAATATGCTGGGGGATGACCTGAACGGAGTCATCGAGGGATCGTCTCAAGCCTTCCAAGCATGGAATATTGACGCCGAAAAGATGGGCGAGGCCATGGACTTCGTATTTAAGGCCAGCCAAGCAACAGGCATCGGTTTCACCGAGCTCATGCAAAAGGCTCAGCAATTCGCTCCGCAGCTTCAAGAAATGGGCTACAGCTTCGAGGATGCCACTGCTCTGATCGGTCAGATGGAAAAGGCCGGCGTGCAGACCGATGAAGTTCTGGCAGCCATGAAAAAGAGCGTCGGGGCTCTTGCAAAAGAGGGCTACTCGGCGAGCGAAGGGCTTCAGCTCTATTATGAAAAAATCAAGAACGCAGGCAGCGCAGCCGAAGCGACGACCATCGCCAGCGAGATCTTCGGAGCTCGTGCTGGCTCAACGATGGCCGCAGCCATCCGGGACGGAACTCTTGCGGTCGAGGACTTTACTGCCTCACTCAAAGAGAACAGCGAGACCATATTGGGTGCAGCTGAGGACACGATGGACTTCCCTGAGCGGCTGCAAATGTTCAAACAGCAGGCAGAAGTCGCGCTCAAACCACTGGCCAACACCATGTTCGACTCCCTCAATAGCCTAATGCCCGTTGTCGCTGAGGCGATGGAGTCACTGGCCCCGATTATTGAGGAGACCGTGACCGTGCTGCAACCACTTATCACCGAGTTATTCAGCGGCCTGCTGCCTGTACTCAAGAGGCTCCTGCCGATGATCGTGGATATAGGTGGCAGACTATTGACTACCCTCATTCCCCCGGTCATGAAGTTATTTAATTCAATTATGCCGATCGTGCTGCAACTGCTCGAGGCGCTCATGCCGATATTGGATGTCATCATCCAGCTGCTCGGGCCGATCCTCGACCTTATCGTCGCAGTGCTCCAGCCTGTACTCGACCTGATAAGTCAGGCCATCGCTCCGTTGACCCTCGTGCTCTCGCAGCTAATCAACGCGGTACTTCAACCGCTGGGGCCGATCATCGAGTGGCTCTCCGGGCTATTCACCGAAGTGCTCGGCAACGCCATCGCCGGCATAAGGCCGATAATAGACGCGCTGATCACTGTATTCAGCGGTGTGATCGACTTCGTGAAGAACGTATTCGCAGGCAACTGGCAGGGCGCGTGGGATGCAGTCGTCAAGATATTCTCCGGAATATGGGACGGTATGGTGGCCATATTCAAGGCACCAATAAACTGGATCATCGACGGCATCAATATGTTTCTGAAGGGACTGAACAAGCTCAAGATCCCCGACTGGGTACCGGGCGTCGGTGGAAAAGGTATTAACATTCCTCTGATCCCGAGGCTGGCAGCCGGTGGCTTCACCGACGGCATAAGCATCGCTGGCGAGGCCGGC